AAATGTAAGGAGTGTAGCGATAATGAGTAATCAAACATTTAACAGTATACCTAATGCCATCACAGCACAGGCTCTTGCTAATAACTTTAGTAAAGAAGAAAAGTCTCGTCGTGAAGGTGCAATAGTTAACAAGAACTTCTATTATGGTAATAGTTCTCAATACTTATCCACCTTTAACCTTGAGCAAGAACCAATGACTCTTAACTTGACTAAGCCTGTAATCCATAAGAGAAGCTCTATGATGTACAACAGGAAGCTTGTTAGAGAGTTCGATGGTCCAGCTGAATCAGTGTCTTTCCTTGAGAAAGTATATGAAGAGAATAATATTGATAGCTTAATGCTTAATGTAGACCTGATGGCAGAACTAACAGGGTCAACACTTGTGGCTCCTGTGGCTGATGAGACTTTGCCCTCAGGCATTAGATTACAAATGTGGGATGGCTCACAAATGTCAGCTGTGGCTGATGAAGATAATCCTGATGTAGCAGCAGCTGTATCTTTAGTTAAAGTCGTGGATAGACTTGCAGATGGTTGGCATAAAGGTAATCCTGCTAACGAACGTATAATCAAACAACAGATCTGGACAGATGAAGCTATCGTTACTTACGACGGTGCAACTCTCATGACATCTGAGGAGAACCCCTATGGGTTCGTTCCTTTCGTTAACTTCCAAGGTGAAGAAGTAGCAGGGCAATATGTTGGTTGGTCTCCAGCTTCTTTAGTACGTAAGCTAAATGCTCATATAAATCAAATGCTTACAGACCTTGGTTACACTATTAAGATGCAGTCTGCTAGTCCTATTTCATTGAGTGGCTATCAAGCTGGCGAGGGTATCACTATTACTCCAGGCCGTGCTATCTCATTACCAGCAGGAGCAACAGCTGAGGTACTAGACTTTAACCCAAAAATATCTGATGTACTTACAACACTTCAATACCTAGAAGAGAAGATCTATGAGACCTCTAGTGTTCCTAAGATATCCATCGTTGGTGGAGAAGGCACATCAGGTAGAGAGCTTTTAGTTAGATGGTTCCCTCTAGTTCAAGTGTATAAAGATAAGACCATCAGATACACTAAGTACGAGATGCAATTAGCTAATACAATCTTACGTGTTGTCGGCCTACCTCTGATAACAGATATATACATAGACTACCCAGATGAAGACTTACTACCATTATCAGCATCTGAAGAAGTCCTTGAGAGAGACATTATCCTTGGAATCAAAACTCCAGTAGATGAAGTACAAAGACGTAACCCTCATTTAACTGAACAAGAAGCAATAGAACTTATTGCCCACAATAATGACATTAACGTAATGATTGGTCTTGCTGGCCCAGAGGTCGAAGAACCAGCTATAGAAGAAGAAGAAGCAGAACCACAAGAAATATAGTATAATAGTACTATGGAGGATATACAGTTATGACTGAGAAAACATATAATGAAGAATACGTCTTGAAGCTTCGCGAGGAAGCCAAGAAGTACAGGCTACAACTTAGAGAGTTGCAGTCAACGCTAGGTGAAGGTAACTTTGAAGATCCAGAAGAAGGTAGCGCAAGCCTTCCTCAGGCAGAACCAACAGAACCCACACCACAACCTGTACAGGAGCCCACAGCAGGGCAGGTTCCTACACAACCAGCTTCTGTCAGTAATCAACCAGTGGTTCCAGATGGACCCAAACCAATCGCACCAACCGTTAATAGAGTTGGAGCAGAACCACAATCAGCATTAGATATGTTGAAAACACGACAGATAGCCGAACTTAAGAAAGACCCTAAAGCAAGGGCTCAATTAACAGATCTTTACAGAACAATGCTTAGATCAGGTATGTATTCGGCATAATTAGGAAGGAATTTTAAAATGGCAGTTAGTAACAACACCACATTGAATGACCTAGTTGGTCAAATCGTTAGCAAGGAAGCTCAGAGTGCAGCCTATTCTACTAGAGTAATGCGTCCACTGATTCGTTCAGTAGCCGTACCTCCAGGAGCCGGTAGCATTGTTATTCCTCGTTTTCAAGCTTTATCACCAGGCGCACTAACACAGGCTACAGCTCCTACAGCAGCAGCTATGTCCACAGATGGCGTCACACTTACACCTGTAGAACGAGGAGTATACGTAACTATCTCCAAATCAACTCTACACGCAGATCCTTTTAGTGATCTTTCTCCTTACGGCGAGCAAATTGGTCGTTCCCTAGCACAAGACGAAGATGCCCTAATCATCGGTGCTATGGACCCAGCAACAAGAGTTAATGACCAAACATCAGGTGCAGACAATGCAACTATCGCTGATCTCTTGACGGCAATTGGTCTTCTAGAAGCTCAGAACGCTCCAGGGCCTTACTTTGCAGTATTCCATCCAGTCACATGGGCTAAACTCCGTGCTGGTCTAGATGATGCAGCTGCATTCGCTTCTGTAGGTAAACAAATCGTAGAAGGTTTCGGAGAAGGTATGACACAAATGAATGGTTACGTAGGGTCTCCTTACGGCGTTCCTTGTTTCATCTCTACTCAAATTACTAAGTTTAACGGTGCAGGTGTAGCAGACGACACTTACCAGAACCTAGTGTTCAGTAAAGAAGCCGTTGGATATGCTTTCACACAAGACCTTGGCGTAGACGTTGATGACAACATTCCTGCTCGTGCATTTGACCTTATGGGTTGGTATGCTGGTGACGCAGATGAACTAGTCGACCTTTACTCTGTATGCATCGAAGATGATGTAGATGGCTAATCTGAAATGGATAGCAATTCTTATTGCTTTTGTTAGTATCCTCGGTAGTGTCGGTGCTTGGGCAGTTACTGCTCATAACGACATATTAGACAAAGTTGACAGCAAGATAGAATATCAGCTAGACAATTCAGAGCACATATACGCTAAAGATAAAGACATGGCTAGAGTTGAGGAATGTCTTAGACATAACCAAAAACAAATAGACTCGATAAGTATCAAACTTGACAAAATCTATGAAATAGTTAATACTAATCAGTAGCGTTATAGTTCTTCAGGCTTGGACCTCGTGGCTTACTTCCCTTAGTCACGGGGTCTTTGTTTTTGTGGTACAATATTATAAACACAGGGAAGGTCCATTATCCTTTCCTTTCTATTAGGAGAAATACAAATGGGAAATCTATCCAATCGCGCAATTCATAGTATCTTTGGCTGTCCATCAGAGGCAGAAACAACTGTTGTTGAGTTTTCTGCAACACCTGCAGTAGTAGAACTTATGGCAAATCAAATCTATCGCTTCGCTTGTACAGAAGATTGTTTTATCGATCTAGATGCAAGTGGCTCTGTTACTGCTGTAACTGCTGACGGCGTATTAGTATTTGCTGGTGTTCCAGAGATGTTTTCTACAACAGGGAAAAATACTTTCTTAGCCGTTCTTAGTAACGGAACTGATGGTGACCTTCACGTTACACGTATGATTACACGTGGCAACTAATAGGAGGTCAATATGCCTAGATGTATATATCATAAGGGTGGAGGTGGAGCTGCAAGGCTTCTAACCTTCCGTAATGACTTCAATAAGTCGGGGTATGCTAATTTACCTCAAACATTAACTATTAATGGCGTCACCAAGACGCCTACATTTAGATATGAAGCAGATGATGCAACTACTTCTAGTTGGACTGCTACTGTTGGATCTGACCTTGCCATTGCTGGATCTGGAGACGATCCAGTAATTGACGAGTATGCACCTGGGTTAAATGATAAGAGGGTTAAATTCAACGGTGGTAAAGTATTTCAAGACTCCGGGGCGTCACTTGGCAATGTTTCAACGAATGATTTTACTGTAGAGCTTGTTGGGAAAATAACATCAAGTCTTGAAGGCGTAATTGACAAAAAACTACCAACTGGTGACGGCATTGGATGGTATGTGATTACTGCGTCGTCTTCTCTTAGGCTCACTCTAGATGTTGGTGCAACAAACACAAACGTAAATACAGCGGCATTGACACCCGGATGCTATTATCATGCAATTTGTTTTGTTGATAGAAGTGGATTGGCTCAATGGTATGTGAACGGAGTCGCCAGCGGTTCTGCCGTTGATGTATCATCACAGTCTGCAACAATTGATTCAGCAAGAAATCTTACACTCGGAAACGCCTCCAATGCATCATTATCTTATTGCGCTATGTGGCAAGGAGCAAACTGGTTAGACACACACCTACAAGCTGATCTTGCAAAAGAAAGATTTTATAAATGTTGTGGAATGTATCCTCAATTAGCAAAAGGGACAGCACTGCCTACAGTATCAACTCGTTCTACAACTGCCTATCTTGACAAATTAGATTCTTCTGACAATAGACTATTAGTTCCAGTAGGAGCAGAATGGTTAAGAGTTTGTGAAAGAATAGATACTAATGGAGACGCATTAGCTGGTTATCTATCTGAAACAGCAGGTACAAATGAACTTTTAGCTTCTCAAGACTTTACCAGTGCTCTTGATTGGACATTAACTAGATGTACTATTAATGCTAATGCAACTACAGCCCCTGATGGCACACTAACAGCTGATGGTCTAATTGCTTCTGTGGATGTAAACCAAACACACGAAGTACAGCAATCTATAGCTTCAACTGCAACAGAACATGTTTTTTCTGTATGGCTTAAAGCTGGAGCTAAAACATGGGCAGCATTACATGCACCTTCAGTTGCAAATGCTAAATGTTATTACGATCTAGGTAATGGTGTTCTAGGAACGGCTGGAGCGGGTTGTACAGGGCAGATAGAGGCTTGGGGTAATGGTTGGTATAGATGTACAATGGTATACACTGGTGGGGCTCCTGCTCACTCTCATGACATACATGCAGCAGAAGATGACAATGACGACACTTACACAGGTGATGGATCTACTACAGAGATTTACATGTGGGGTGCCATGCATGATGATGCTGGACTCGGAATTGCAGGTTCTTATATTAAAACCACAGCTGCTGAAGTAACTAGAACTAAAGATCAACTTCGTTTTGTTGCTGGAGCTAATATTGGTGGTGAAGATGTAGGACAGGGGACTGTTTCTATGGATATATTAATACCGGATTACACCACTACCAATTCTTTGGCCTGGTTTAGTATTTCTGATGGAAATAGTGGCGATAATAGAATTTTATCATATGAAACAAGTGGAGTTCATAGGTTAATATGCACAGACGGAGGAGTCGCACAGGCATCGTTAACTGAAACAGTTGATCTTAAGGATAACAAGATACATAACATAGAGGCATTATATAAAACTAACAGTATAAAAATGAAAATCGATGGATTAGAAGTTGGCACGGAAGACACTTCTTGTACTATTCCTGATGATATAGATTATTTAGAAGTAGGGCAGTCTCTTGCGGCTTCACAACCAAATTCTCTAATTTCAAACTTTAAAGTATACAAGAAACAGGTGTAATCATGCATTATTTAGATTTATTTTTTGAAGATGAGCCTACAAGAGAACTTGGTAATTCTCCTGAGGAAATATATACAGTGACTAAAGTAGATGACGTTGGTTATCATGCTCAGGTTACTATTTCACAATATAATTCAATGGTTGAAGAGAATAACAACCTACCTAAGGAATCAGCTGCAGTATTAGTAAAGTTCATGAGAACTCTTATTAAGACTTCAGGACCAGAGGATTGTCCTATTCATGTGTATAGTGGTAATGATGTTACCGATCTTGAAACCAAGAAGAGATACAAAATCAAAGAGCCTAACGGTGAATTAACAGATGAAGAGGTTCAATTGATTTTAGAGAAGGTGGATGTTCAATGTCCTTCAAGTTAACAGCAGGCACAGACACTAGCAGAACAGCTGCTGAGGCTACAGAACTAGCTACTTACAACCCTTCTACGGGTGTTGGCGGCTTAGATTTCCAAAGCCTACAGTACCTTCAGACTAGAGTACTTGAGTTTAAGATTGCTAATACGGGGGCTTCCAAAGCCACCTTTACAGTAAGTATTACATCTTTAAATACTGATCTAGCAACTAATACTACTTTATCCCTTGATGGCACAAACTACTCAACGTCAGTTGTTGTTTATGTTGAGGCCAACAGAGTAAGTAATGTTATCTATATGAAACATTTTGTAGATACTTCTGTAGAAGACACCTTAGGTCAAGGAACAATTAAAATTAAGGTGGTGGAGAGTTAAATGGCTGAAATTACTGATTTTTTTCTAAATAACAACAATGGCCTTATGGCACGTAACTTTACGAATCATAATGCAGTACTTGATAAAGATGGTGCTATGGTTACTTTCTGGACAGGTTCATCTAGACTACATTGGTCTCAACGTGTTGATGTAGGTTCTAATGTTGTCAGTAAATACAAAGATGACGTAACTTCAGGATTAAACAGATATGGTAGTGGTGCTAACTGGGACAGATACGGTCCTGGACTATATTTAGCTAATCTACCTAAATGGGATGGAGAGCTTGACTATGTTGCAATAGTTGCTTCTGATGATCCATATGATTATATAAAACTATGGAATGGAGTACGTAACGGAGAGAATATTACATGGACTGAAGGCATACAGTTTTTCTCTACAGCTGATCAAAGAAACTCTATGTTTTCAGCATGCTCTACAAATCAGGCTATTATAGCTTACGCAACTAAAGATGATGAAACTATGATCTGTGGTAGAGTAAACCCTGCTACTGATTCTAGATATGCAGTTCTAAATGAGGTTACATATTGGTATACAACTCTACATACTTGTTTCTGTGACCATGATGGAGAAGGTGGATTCCTTGGTGGCGTAGCCACAGGTACAGGGCTTCCTCCTACAGACTTTGTTTATATCCCTATGTCTCATATTGATAGTTCTTTTGGAACTCCAGTAGATATTGGTTTAGCTGCTGTTTTAGATACTGGTGACTTTATTGAGAATGTAGACATGGCCTATGATAGTAAAAACTCAGCTATTGGATTTATTACTTCTGTGTATGATGATTCAGAAGATGAATTAGTTATGTACTTTGGAACTTCCGTCAATGCAGGTACAGATTGGACAATCAATACCATAACTCAAGGTGGATCAGGTACATTTGTTGGTTCTGTGTCTGGAGTTGCAGAAAGTCATGTACAAATTATGTCTGGTGCTGAAGGTGGCTTTATCATTGGATACACAGCTGAAAATTCATCTGGTTATGCTAGACCTTATGTTCATCAATGTACAATTAATGGTTCTGGAACTTCCTATATAATGGGTGAGGCTAAAGAATGTGGCCAAGCAATAAAAAAATACTCTGCTTCTACAGATATTATTGGACCTGTTTTCTTTAGGCCACCAGCAGAACGTGAAGTTAATATTGATCCTATTGGACAAGTTTATATTGCTTATCAAATGGATCAAGGTAATGACTTTAGTGATCCTTACTTCCAGGAGACCTCTAAGACCGTCTCAGTGGCCTACGAGAGATTAGATGAAGTGGCATACCCACCTGCAGCTGCAGCGACCTATACTATCGATACGGCGGGCTCAGGAGAGTTTGTAGTTCCAGTTAAGATATTGGGTACAGCTTCAGAGAAACAAGATTACTATGATATGGGCTTCATCGGTGATGAAACTGATAAATACATTGATGCTTTTGCCACTGTTGGCACAGTTGTTGGTATTAAACAATATATACCTAGAGATGATGTTTATATTGGTGGTAGAGCTGCCTACAATAGTCCAGTTGAATATTCCGTCAAAGTATTATTTGATCCAAAGAGTTGGACAGCTCCTAATCCAGAGTTAGGAGAAACAGCTTTTGAAGAATATATTAACCGTGACCTAAGAAAAGTTTATTTACCACCAACTTTCTATATGGCAACAGTTGAAAATACATCTAAGAGTGAAACCAAACAATATACAGTTTGGACTCTTGAGCATGATGGCTATACATATGAAATCAGACAAGTAATTCCAAGATTTATAGATGGTCAAATAGTTTATTATGAGGCTAATTGTTATAATACTGGCAATTACAGTGTATGGAGCCGTGGAGGTGGCTACTAATGTCTAAATTCAAAAGACATCAAAATAAACCTAGAACTATAATTGATAGAACTCCATCTACAGATGATGTTCCATACATTGAGAGGTTTTGTCTACCTGAAGAAATTACATTAGAAGATGGTAGAACATTTACCAACTCAGAAATAGTTACATTAAAACTTAAAGCTAAATATGATTTTTTCTTTGAGGAAGAAGAAACTCTTAAACTTATTTTAAAGGAAGTAGACAAACTGAGAGAAATATACAATAAGGAGAAAGAATAATGGCAAATTTTGCAAAACTAACATTCGCATTGCCAGAAGACACAGATAGCAATTATCTACAAATCTGGTCTGCAGCAACAAAAGATGGTGTTTACTCTCAGGTTGGTTCTGATATTGCCTACAGCTATGGAACTACTACATATGAGTTTACTACCTTAAGTACAACAACTTGGTATAAGATTAGATTTTACAATCTATCTGAAACTGCTTATGGTCCTTACAGTGAACCTGTATATGGTGGAGACTGGGAAGAGTCAACACAACCATTCTTGGCCGTCAGTACTACAAGCGATGGGGCTAACTATGCGACCATTCAGGACGTGTTTGACTACTCTGGACTCACTTCCTCTGATGTTCCAGAAGCTCGTGTCAGTCAGGCTCTCAGACGCTCTAGAGCAATTGTAGACCTTAAGACAGCAGATATGGGTATTGATAGATTTATGTATAGTTTTTCTTCAGATACTTCACGTAGAAAATATAATGCTGCTCTTCGAGTGATCAAAGAAGCTGAAACCTGCTTTGCATTAGGTATGGTTTACAGAGGCTTATCCGACGATGAGGTTATTGATGGTATTAGATCTACTGAAAAACTTGGTAGTGTAGCTGTAGGTTCTACATCTATTACTGTAGATAGAAGCAAGAAGGGTATTGAAAACTCAGCTTATTTCTCTAGATTGGCGCAAAAATATACATTGGTTGGAGTGTCTATGCTTGAACTATTGTCACCGACGTCTATACCATTAACTTGGCAGGAAGAAGAGAGTAGAGTACCTAGATACTCTGTATCAGGCTGTACACCAAGTAAATTCATTAATCCTACTGACCCCTACCGTTAATAAATACAATATAGAACGCTAAACAGATACAGATCATTAACCAAAGCATTATCATTATACTTCTACCTCTTCTCCATTAACAATATATCTACTTGGCTTACTAGTAAGACTACCTTCAACTAATACATGACTCCATGTACGGCCTTTCTTAATGCTATAGATGGTTACATCATGTACATTGTATTCTTTAGCCAAATCTCTTACTTTGTGGTAGTAGTGTGGTTCAGCAAGCTTCTTCTTAATCTCTAACACTTGTTCTTCATTAAGTTTAGATCGGCCAGACTTAGAACCTCTAGCACTTCTACCTTTCTTTACACAATCATCCATATTATCTTGATGTGTACCTAAGAATAAGTGATCTGGATTAACACATTTAGGGTTATCACATTTATGTAATACAAGTTGTCCCTTCTTCAGCGGGCCATAATGTAATGCCCATGCAATCCTATGAGCATAAACATTTCTACCTGCTATCCATAAGTGACCATATCTTCCTCCACTGATGGCACCTTGCCATTCCCAACAGCCTGTGCTTGTTTCTGTATGCTTCCAGAACCTACTCCATAATTCTTCATCCGTTTGATCTAGATCTAAAGAATATTCTAGTGATGCTTCCATTTTTGCTAATTCTTCTGCTCTTTGGTCATTTAGTTTCTGCTGATTCTTTGGGCTTAAAATTCTCATTATAGTTCTCCTCAGGTTGTTTGTGCGTTGTGCACTTTCGATCTATAACTATAGTACAACATCCTGAAAACAATTGCAAGTAATATTATACATAAAGTTAAATGTTTTATATTTTATTTCTTTTTGCGGCGGGATAAGTATTTCTTCTTTTACCAACAGGACTAGTAATCTACAATCAGAATCCTTAGAAGCCTCAAGAAGGCACCTACAAGGCTCCCCAAGAGCCTACATGATAGATGTATCATCCTACTACTCTTAAAGCCAACAGAAGGCTACTGTGGCTCCTCTCATAGAATATGAGTGCCTACAATAGAGTATGGTTTGTACTTTAATAAATATATACTGTTTCTCCTAAGGTACCTTAAGATATACCTAAGGTACTTTAAGAACTATACTTACAGTAGGTATACCTTAGGGGTATACCTTAGGTACCTTAAGGTAAGATACTTATCATAGACTATGTTTGTATATATACTATGTATAGAGAAGGGCATACGACCAATTTATCCCTGTTGGCAAAAATATGTTACAATAGTCGTGGAGGTACATTATGGCTATTGAACATGCAGTATTAGGTACAGGACTTGATGTTTCATTTAATCCAAAGAAGATATTAGCCCAAGCAGCAACAAGAGCAGCTATCAACGTGTTTGTTAAAAATACAGGAGGTAACTCTATGTTCTGGGGAGATGACATGCAAGGTGTTGTACGTCAAGCCTTTGATATGGTTTCTCAGTCAATATGGGCCATAGCTGTATTAGCAAGTAATGGTAAAACTCAAGAACAAGTCAAAGAAATAGCTGTAGATAAAGCATTCGGAGATGCTAATTTTGTTAGAGCCGCTCAGAAAGCTAGTATGACCCCTGATGGCGGTTCTGATCCAGCACTAGTCCGTATGGCTGAAGCTATCGTAATGGAACTTGCAAACTCTGGTGAAGTAGGAGAAGAAGGAACTATAATACAAGAAGCTGTAGCTGATATTGCTGCTATCCCTAATGAACTAGAACAATTAGCCAAAGGCTTACAAGCTCTACCATCTAACATAGCTGATCTGCCTGAAGAATTAGCAGAAGGAGCTAAGAGATTATATAATGAATACGGTGAGTTAATAACTGAATCAGTAGATGATGTTAAAGAAGCATTGGACATACCAAAACACTTAAGAGATGCAATTGATGCAGGTGGACACTACCTAGACAATCTAAACAAAGTAGATATTCCTGCTACCATTTTAAATGCAATAGATGAACTTGTAACACCTATCATTGCTGCTCCTGGTGACTTTGCTGACTCTATTACTGACTTCGTTGGTGGAGAAGTAGATAACGTTGTAGATCGTATTTACCTAAGAAATGCAAGTAGGGGAAGATAAATGAATGTAACACTTGAACAATTTAGTGCTAAACAGTTGAAAGCAATAGAGTTATTGGCCTTGGGAAATAACACATTGGCCTATGTTGCTAAAGAAGTTGATGTGACAGTACAAACTATTTACGACTGGAGGAAGAAACCTCTCTTCATTGAAGCCGTCATACAACGATCTAGAGAGCTTGTTAGAGCTAACCTACCTGAGGTGTATGAGTCCCTTATGACAACAGCTAAGACTGGCTCTACCCAGGCCATTAAGCTTGTCCTTGAACACCTAGAGAAACTAGAAGAACTCAAAGCTTCAGTGGCTGAGTCTACTATCAGCTTCACATGGGATACTGAATAATGGCTGTCCCTGTAGGCATATTCTTATCCGCTGCTATCCGTGTTACTATACGGATGCTACCTAAGCTTCGGTCTCTATACTTCATCGCTGCCAGACAAGGCATGCGTACTACATTAAGACGTAAGCTACTTGTTGGTGCTGAGTACACTAGACGACTACTTACTCCAGTCAAGTCTAATGCCACATTCAATAGGCTAATACGTAAAGGACTTAACACCACAAGAGAAGATGTTAAACAATATATGAAAGCCTACAAGAGAGCATTTGCCAAGAGAAGAGAGACGAAGAATGTACAACAAACACTCAAGCAATTGATTAAGGGTAAAGCAGTAGCACCTCCAAGTAAGAAGTTCTTAATCACTAACTTAGCTGCTGATATCAGTGCAGCTGCTTTCTCAGGTAAAGCAATAGTAGGACAAGAGAGACAGACTGTTATCAAGACATTAGAACAACGCAGGAACGCTATGGATAAGAAGGCAGAAGAAACACCTGATAGACCTAAAGGTATTAAGCAACCAACCCCAACATCCTCAGGTGGATTGATTTATGTTAGAGCACATACTCGTAATGGCAAGAGGGTAGCAGGCTACTATAGGAGAGCATAATGCAGATTACTATTCCATATTCCCCATTACCTCACCAATTAGAAATGCATAAAGATACCACTAGGTTTCGTTTCATTACAGGTGGTCGTAGAGCAGGTAAGTCAGTGTCTTGTTTCCAAGAGATGTTAGTCCATTGCCTAAACACTCCTAATGCTATGGCATGGTGGGTAGCTCCAACATATGCAGAAGCAAGAGAGATTGGTTATGAAGAGTTCAAGAAGTACTTCGAAGTCTTATCACCTGGAGTAGCTAATGTCCATCATAGTGGAATGAGAATAGAGTTTAAGAATGGAGCTAAGATGTACTTCAAAGGTGCAGATCGTAAAGACTCATTACGTGGTCGTGGTCTAACCTTCCTCGTGATTGATGAGGCTGCATTCGTACCTGAAGATGTATGGCGTAAGATCCTTAGACCAGCACTATCAGACAAACAAGGCAGAGCTATCCTTATATCCACACCTAACGGTAAGAACTGGTTCTATGACCAATACCAACAAGCTAACCCTCCATCACGTAAAGCATGGAAGACTTACTTCTGGCCATCACACATCAATCCCCTTATGACTGAGGAAGAGCTAAATACAGTAAGAGAAGAACTGTCTGACTCTGACTTCCGACAAGAGTTCCTTGCTGAATACTTAACCAAAGCTGGACAGGTATATGATGACTTCAATGAGCTTAACGTTATAGATGAGTTCACACTTGACTTACGCACACATGATATCTACATCGGTATTGACTTCGGTTTCGCTAACCCTTCAGCTGCTTGCTTTATGGCTGTTAATAAACAAACAGAAGAAGTTATACAGTTTGCTGAGGTATATCGAGAACGTATGAAGATGGAAGACTTCCTTACTGAAATCAAAGATACCTTACATCAGTTCGGTGCTAGACCTAGAGATGTACACACCATCTATACAGACCCTGCTGGCAATGCTTCTGAGATCACCTCTGGTGTCTCTCCTGTAGACTTCCTCAGGAAGACATACACTGTTATCAATAGAGGCACCCTGATAGCTCCTGGACTATCTCT